TAAAATTCTATTGGGTGTATTGAAGTAACTTGTTCTTTCATTACTGTTTATTATCAACGAAGATGTTAAGAATCCTGTGCTACCATCATTAGAATACCAAGTTTCAACAAACGTTGCGCTAGCAGCACTTATTATTTCAGATCGCAAAAGTGTTTCATACTCTGAGACATTCAATGATGCAGAGTAAACACCAGTTAAAAATGTGTATGGTGCAGAATTACTATATGAAAATTGAGATACATTTACAATCTTACTAAACGAACCTGATGCTAATTTTAATTTCATACAATTGTGACCTTCTATCACCTGTGTATTTAATCCAGTAATATTTGCCGGTTGGCCTCGATAAAAATTATTTAAAAATAACGAACCTGATTCATTAAAGATAAAATTTCTATGATTATCTTGTATCGAATCATTGTATTTTACAATAATCTTAGGTATTTTACTAAAGTCTGGTGACTGTCTAGATGCAAACCTTTTCACAAAGTATGTCTTGTCATTTTTCTCATATGCGCCTGATAAAGCGAAAAGAAGGCCATGGTCAGTTATTTGTGATGATAAAACGCCTGATACATATTTTGTTATGTCTACTTCTAAATCTTCTTTTCCAGTTCTGAACATTTGCGCACTAGACAAGTTTGTTAGTCCTGTGCTTAAAGTACCGCTAACATAAACATCTAAACCATCAGTGCCTAGCGAGCCTGAACTCATCGCACCTCTTTTTGCCCAAATAACAGGTATGCCATTAGTAACAGATGAAGTTATAAAATTTGCAGATGTTAAATCTGAGTATCGTATTATATCTCTGCCAACGCCTTCATCAAACTTACGTGCTAGCGGAAATACAATTATTTTAAAATTACTTGGAGTAGTTTGTCCACCATATATATCAGATAATTTTAAAATGCATTCAAAGCTTGAATTATTAATATCGAGCGATTTATTCATTAACCTGCGAAGCGGTGACATGTCAAATTTTATTAAGCCTCGTGATAATTCTATTGGTGTTGTATCTGATCCACTTGTTGATTCTCCATATAACTTATAAATGTCTAGTGTTGCAGCATTACCTACATTAGCATCAGTAGCTCTAAAACTATTATTAATAATCTTATTAGTTATATAAGTATCTTTACTTGCAGATAATATTCTATACATTAGACAACCCTCCCAATCAAGTCTTGTTGTGGATATCTTATTTCAAACATTCCGCCTGTAGGTGGAATAAGCATTCCACGTGAAACATTTGCTGATGGATCATAATTATATGTAGAATAATTAAAGCCTTTAGCTCTTAAATCTGCAGAACTACTACCTCCTCTTCCTATCCACTTCAATGTAACTAAAGATAGCACACCGGGCATATTCAATATAAGATTTGATATATCAGATATTATAATTGGCTGTCCTATTTGAAAATTTTCCAATTTAAAATAATCTTTTAATTCTGAATTAATTTTATTTAGAATACTCTGATAGTTGTAGCCTGGCTCTATAGCAATTGAATAAGCTAGTGCTAAATTAATTACATTTGCATCCACTATGTCTATCGCATCTGAGATTAATCTGTATTTATTTAGATAAGTCACAAGATTGATTTTTAATGAATCAGGTGAAATTATTAATTTTTTATTTTTGTCTCTAGAAATAATAAATAGCTGCGTTGCTAAAGGATTGTTAGGGTTGTCAGCAATTCCTGCTCTAAAAACTCTACCAAAGTTATTTGGCAATGTATAGACTCTTGCTAAAAGATCTGACTTTGATACTATACGATTCTGTGAATTTTTAATATTTAAAGCAACACTTCTAAGTTCATTCAACGTTGGTTCATCTTCTCCGCCACCTGCTGGTTGTGGATTAATTGCAGAAACTGAGCCCCTTATGCTGTTTATGACTTGATGAGTTGGTGTTATTGCAAATGATAAATTAAGTATCTTTACTCCGCTTACTGAGTTTGCAGAAACATTATCAGATAGCCCGCCGCCGTATCTGTATGCAATAGTAATTACTGTATTGCGCGGCGAAACACCCAATGTTTGCGTTTCTAAAAATTTGTTAGGATCAATTGTAACACTTGAAAAAGTTTTTCTATCACCGTATAATGCTAATGCATGTTCACTTGGGTCTGGTATCACATCATTGTCATATACTTCTTCGCGTCCAGATCCAAATCTTAATGATGTCTTGCCTGTCTGTCTAGAATATTCTCTTATAAATCTTCTTGGTGCAGGTAACATTAAAAGATTTTCAGATACCAGTTCACTATCAGGCCTCGTATTGGCAATACGTTTAAATACTGTATCTTGCGCTAAATTTTCTACCTCATAGTATGTGTTCATTGCTGAATCTTTTACGAAAATAATTTCTGATATGTTGTCTTCTCGTAACTCAATTTTTCTAAATGGCCTAAAGTCATTCCCAATTGAAAAAGTGTCTACTTTCATCTTTGCACTAGTGCATACACCAGATTTCGTCAATTTATAGTCTAAAATGTTGCCATTTGAATCTCTTTTACCTATTACCTTTTTTACATCAGGTGCACCGGTTTCATTAAGCTTGCTAAAGTCAACATTTTCTAATAGCAAAAAATCTACACCGCCCTTAGACCCAAACAATGTTCCGGATTTTACAATAGGTAAAAGATCTAGATTTAAATCGCCACTAGACTTTGTAGGTATTGTTACTGTTATTTCTACTACTGCAGTTGATGGTGATTTAGGCGTTGCATTTACACCTGCTGTTTTAATTAGACGCTCAATATTTTTTTCTTCAACTGCAGTTACTAAACTCAATTCATTAAATTGATGATCTAGATAAAATGACATTACATCACCAACATACGCGGCCATATCAACAAACAGGCCGCCCAGACCTGACTCAGTAAAATCATTAATTTTATCTGGGTAGTTAATTCGTGAGTATTGTATAAGTTCTTTTCTAAATGACTCAAAGTCTCTATTTAAATAACTTATATTTTTTTCTAGTTTAACTTTCTTTTTAATGTTTTTTGACATGTTTATCCTCCAACATACATTACAACATTTAATTTATTACCAACTATCTTCAATGTTGGAACATTGTAATTTATAAATACTTCAACTAAAGCCATTCCATTGGGAATTTCACTCATTGCCATTGATTTGTCAACGGGAACAACACTCATTGTTTCTAATTCAATAAATGGCATAAACTTGTCAACTGCTTTTTTAATATTAAATGCAGCTTCTTGTTCAAAAGTTGAAGTATCGCTTAAATCAAAGACTAATTTTGCTAAGTTAGCACCAAAATCATAGCGCCCTAATCTTTCACCATGATTTGTAGTAATTAAATTTTTCAAATTGTCTGATATCTGTGATTGTGGTTGAAAGTGCATTTTAAATAATGATGATTCACCTTCACCAATCGTCAGTGGTGTCTTAATACCTATAGGGATCGGTTGTTTAGATATACGCTTAAATCGACGGTCCGATGATTTAAACCCAACATTTTTAAATGAAATTGACATGTTAGCAACCTAGTCTTAACTTTAACTTAATTATAATTATCCTCTAGCAAAAACTATTTGTTAAATAAATCATCAAAACTTGGTAAGTGCTAATCTACCTCGCTAAGTCTAGCATTAATATACGCTATAATTGCATTTGTTAATTTCAATGCTTTACTATTCATTTTAGAAACCATGGCAGGACTGGGTATTTTTACAGTTGTTGTGGTCGGTGGGTCTACCGATGTATCTTCTACCTCAATATCATTTGTACCTGGTGGGTCTGAAAATGGTGGATCGTTGAGACCTAAAAAGTCTTTAATAGCAGTTTGAAGTTGTACAGCTGCTTCTGGGTTGCTTGACGAGCCTAATGGCGCTGCCGAGGATGATTCGTGTATATTCGTTGCAGTCGTTGATTGTGCTAAATTACTATTTGCTGGACCTGCCATATGTTATTCTCCTTTAATTATTTTAGATATCCAAAGTGGGGCAGCTACCTCTTCAACAATAACGCCGGCCAATGCACTATTTAATGCTACCATCGCTGTGGCCAGTACTGGATTAGGACCGGCAGGGAAAGGACAAAAGCCTCCTGAGCTTAATGCAGCAGACATTGCAGTTAATGCAGATTTTAATTTAACTAATTCTGTTGATAAGTTTTCTGCTCTCACGAATGATTGGCCTGCACCTTCTATAAGTTCAATACCATCATTTGTAAGTGATGCACCTGTAGCATGTAAAATTACGCCGCCATTTGTCTTAATTTTTAAATAACCATCACCAACTGATCCCAATTCATTCTCACCATCATCCTTAAGATGATTGTAAGCGCCTCCTGAGGAAATTGATAACATCTCACCACCAACATGCATATTAGCACCGCCAGCCGACAAATCATAGCTTAACCTTCCATAATCTTGTAATGTTGTAGCAGAACGTAAAATTGTGCTAAGTCCAGTCCCGCCTTTATTTCTAACTACACTGTCATAATGAGAATCTGCAGGTGATCCGCCTAGTTTTACATTTTTTCTTAACATATCTGCATTTGACCGCATGCTTATCATTAATCGTGCAGATACATCATTTAAACCATAGAACGACCCTTCGCTAACATCTTCATCATGACCGCCTGTGTATAGGGAATCTTTATTTTGTTCATAGTACTCTAGACTTTCAAATTTCGTACCTCTTATATTCTTTTTTAAAAGTTTTGAACTATCTAAACTTGATTGCCTGGGTTCTAAATTATCATTATTTGTCAACTGATCTGAAATAGAGACGTTGACTGAGTCTAGCTCTTTTACTCTGTCTTTTAAATTATTAATGTCGCGACCTACTACTAGTTCAATTGCTCCTGCTAGTTCACTTTTAAAACCGAGCGTTTTATTGTTGTCGTTAATTTTAGCATTGTCATTAGAGAAAAAAGTTGTATCGCCTGAATCATTATCTTCAGATTCTTGTAAAGAAGAATAGACAGAGCCTGTATCACCGTAATAGGGGCTTTTATCATTAACGTCTGGGTCAAGATACGATCTATCTGTACCTAGTGAAATCAATGTATTATTAGAACCTTGTAATACAAGATCTCCGCATTTTTTAGTATATCTAGGTACGGGCTCACCAATAAACTCTCTTCTATACGCTATAGATTCATCTGCTGTTTTAGATGGATCTATAGGTTCTAATGTTGATTTTAAAAATGAATAAGCTAGCACATCTAGATAAGTTTCTTTTCCAGGTTCATTATCTAAATTATTATTATAAATTTGATTTTGTTCTTGTCGAGATATCCATCTACTCATAGCTGTAAAATTAACATCATCAATTTGTCTATATCCAGACTTTCTACACATCCAGTAACCAATTTTTTGCTCATTAACAATATCGTAAAATATCCACACATGCTCGCCTGGTTTTACAGGAAAACATAAATGTGGAGGAAAGAAAGGTAAAAATACTGTAGGGTTTCTATTTTCACTTATCTTAGCTCTATCTTGTGGATACGCTAAGATTGTATTTCTAGGAATAAAATCAATGATCTCACTATTATATACACCTTTACCTGACGCGTCGTTCATCATTGCATCTCTTAGTAATTCATCATTGAATAGTTTTGTCTTAAGATACTCAGCTGGGTTTGATATAACATCTGCTACTATTGCTGTACTAAATGATGAACCGCTTGGCGATAAGCCTGAATAAGTATTGTAATCTTGACTTGCCCATTTCCCCTGTTGCTTAAGTGCTATATCACGTGGCGATGGATCATTATTTCTACTCATTATGTACCCTGTATTTGATTGTATATATCGTCAGTTGAAAGTTGTGTATTTTCTTCTTCTTCTTTCGCAATCAATTCAGCAAGTTTTAAAATTTGATCATTAGACTTTGCCATCCTTTCTAAATACTTTGACATTATGCTTCCAAACATTGCATGATTTGCTGTATTACCTCTAGACTGCAACATTAAATCATCAAATAATATTTGCGCATTTGTTCTATCTGCAAGTGCGTTTTCGTAGACTTCCTTCCACAGCATTTTCTTTTTATCTTCTGTAGTCTGTAAGCCGTCTAGTATATCTCCAAATTGTTTAAGTTTGGCTTCTGTAACGCTTACTTTGTCTATTGCATCACTTATGCTTTTTGTCATTTTCGATCCTGCCTTACAAAATAAAGAAATTTAAATTTTCATCATTCTTTATTAATTCTCTATAGTGTTTTCTAATATTTGACATCGCGACTGATAACTGTTTTGGTGTTAAGCTTGACAATTCACGTAAATAAACAAACACAGCGCGCTTATTTAAAAAATCTAATTCATCTATTTTGTCAAAAAGTGTTATAATTGCATCTGTGCATGCAATTTCATTTTGATTTGTCAACCTCACTCTTATTTCTTTAAGTAACACTTTAATCATTTCTTTATTTTGTTTTATTATCATCATTTTTTCTTGTGATGGAATAATCTTATAATGAGAGATTGTAGCTTTGTCGCGACGATTTAAATGATTAAAGTCAGTCAAGCTTACATGCCTCATTTCTTTCTTAACTCTTTTTTTACTTTGAATTATTAGCCAATTTTTTGCGACAACATTGAAGTATGAGAATGCTTTTGAACCTTTTGACGGGTCAAATTTCTCTAAAGTCTCGTATAGAAAAGAAACACAATCGTATTTGAGTATATCAATAATGCTGTAGTCTTTTCCTGCAAAGCCATGTATGAAAATTAAATTTTCACATAATTTTTCAAATGATGGCTTAATTTTATTTGTATAAATTTCATTTCTTTCATTTTCATCTTTTGCATTCTGATAATCTACAATTGCCTGGTGCGCATCTTTGCCAAAATACATCTTCTTTTTCTTTTTTTTTGTAACGTTTTCTGACTTTACACTAACTTTCTTAACTCTTTTTTTACCCATCTTTATTCTCTATCTTTTTGCTAGTAGTAACTTTTTTAGTAAGTACATTTGCAACAACTAGAACTGCATCACGTGACCTCTTTAAATTATTTACAACTTGTCTTACTTCCATTGAATCAAAGAAAACTGGTGTTTCTAAAATTTTTGACATACTCTCATACCTTTCATCTAATAGATCCAAACAATCTTCAAGCGCATCTTCCATATTTATTAGAATCATTGAAAATTTATATAAAAACACCAAGCTTATACAAAAAAGTATAAGCAAAATTAATGCTATCCAAAACCAGTAATTATACACAAAAATCATTAGTTTATCTTCCTAAAACTTTATTAATAACATTGTCGTATAACTTAAAAACTCTTTTTTCGTTATACTGACTAGTTACTTTTCTTTGCAATTTTATTGCTAAGCTCTTTTTACTATTTTCATTTTTATGAAATTCTAGAAGCTTTCTTTTAAAATTGCTTTCATCAACTTGCGCCCACTTACTACCTTTCATAAATATTCGATTGTCAACTTTATTTTTCGGAATTTCTGTTAAATTATAACGTAAGTATGTTGAGTACTTTTTATCTAAAAAGTCTAAATGTCCAGACCAGCCTGTTGCTATTACCGGTACACCTGATGCTGCAGCATCAATTATTGGCAAACCGTACCCCTCACCTCTAGTAGCTGTCACTAAACACTTTATAGTTGGATGCTGGTATATTCCTGCTATTTCTTTTGGTGTCATGTTACCATGAATTAAATGAACTTTAGGATAGGCACTTTTTCTTACATTTTGTAATAATGAGCCTAATGCATTTAGTGTTAATTTTCTATCAATTAATGTTGACTTTCCTAAATTTGTTTTAATAACTAAGCCAACATCCTGATTGTCTTTAAATGCTTCACAAAACCACTGAATTGTAAAAAATAAATTTTTTCTGTCGGAGAGTGGATCTTGT